AATTTGTGCTTTGGAAATATCTAATGTAACACCAGATGGATTGAGATGCCCTGCACCAAGCATCGTATCAACATTCCAATCCGACTGTGCAACTCTTGTTGTTGTTCCAGTAGATAAACTTCTTTCCGCAAAATATAAAGTGCTTCCATCAAGTTCCAGATACATTCCATTATCTGCACCAAAGTATCCTACTCTTTGACGAAGATTTGCTTTTGCTGGGTTCATTACAAAAGTATTCATCACTTGTAATGATTTTCCTGGTTGATAAGAGAATACTTTTGTGGTTTCCCTAATCACAGAACATCCAGCAGTAGTTCCTATACTAATATTGACTAAACCTTGTGCTGTTACAAATCCAACTGTTGAACCAGTTCCTACAACTAAACCACTCCAAAGATTATTGTCCTTGTATCTGTGGGAACTATCAAAAAGTGTAAGTGGAGTTGAAGTTCTTAATCTTCCAAATGCATCAGTTGCTATTGGTGGAAATGTAACAGATGCTGATGATGTTGTAGAAATTGATACTGTTCCCGTAACTGGTAGGGGATTAGTAGAACTTACAGGAGCACTATTGAGGTTGAGTGATACTTGCCCTGTGGTTCCAATACCTACTGTTCCTTGAACTGTAACAGTAGAACCAATACCTGATACTGCGACTGTTGTGACTGGATTGGTTATGTAGAATGAAGTATTAGAAATAGAAACTGTATTTCCTATTGATACAGTATTCAGTAATGAAGAAATACCAACTGGAAGATATGAAAGATTTAGATTTACTGTTCCAACACCAACAGGCATATAAGGAACACCCATATCCTGTAAAATACCACTTGAACCAACTTCTGTAATATGAGTATGGACAGGATTTTCGGGAGTGCTTGTGACTGATACAGTTGTTCCTACATTTACATCACCAGTGATTGTAATATTAGAAGAACCTAATGAAACTGGAAATGGGTTAGCATAAGTAACTAATGATGTTCCAGCACCTGTAAGAACTACGGATTGTGCTGGTTGGGGAAGAGGATTATAAGACATATTAGATTAAGAACCAATTAGAACCATTGTAAAAATAAGTAAAACTTTGATGATTGATAGTCATAATAACCGAACTATCATTCTCTACACTTGTTCCAGCACCTGCCTGGACTGTTATATTGTATGTAGCAATCTTATTACCCTCGTCTTTTACAATTAACTTCTTACCATAAGAAGGAATTTGTGGTAATACAATTGTTACTGGAACATTTGCACTTACTCCAATATAATCATCTACATTCGATGCCTGATAGTAAGTGGTAATACCAGAGATATTTACAATTGTTGTGCCACCAACATCATTTGGATCAACAAACTCTGCTTGATTTGTTGTGGAATTCCATTGTAAAAATTTATTATTATAAGCACCAGAATTAGTTGCGATGCCTACAATATCATCCAAGTATCTTAATCTGGTTTCGCCACCTCCACCAACTGTTGATAGTTGTTGTTGAATACGAGAAAGAAACAGTTTGTAATGTTTCTGTAAATCGTCAAGTGTTGCGAACTTTTGGTCTAATGGAGTTAATGGGTCTTGTTGAACTTTAACATCACTTGGTTCAGCAAGAAGACCTAATGATTTTTCAATCAGGTCTTCTTTGGGTTTTTCAAGTTCTTCTTTATATTCTTCCAAAACTTCAAGAACTTCATCCAAAGATTCTTCAATTACATCTTCAATTACTTGTTCTTGTTGTTTTGGTGTCTCAGAATATAACCAATCCTCAAATGCCTTTACAGTCTTTTGTTCTTGTATTTTTTTCTTTTTTATTTCTTTTTTACTTTCTTCAAGTTTTGACAAAAAAAGAGTTTCAAAGGAGTCCCCAACTAAAGACTCCTTTTTTTCTTTTTCTATTTTTTTGCCAATACTAATGGTTTGAAAAAAATCATTTACAGAGTCTCCTACAGTCTCTTGCAATTCTTTTTTTCTTTTTTGTTTTCCCGAACTAATAGTATTAAAAAAATCAGATAAATCTTTTGAATTATCTTCAAAATTCACTTATTATTGCTCCTCATCTTCTAAATTAAACATTGTTGCGGTGACTTCTGGTCTTACCGAATTGATTTTTTCTGAAGCTTTTGAGAAAAGAATTTCTTTAATCTTATCAGAAACATCTGATGGTGATGATTCACCAGCAATCATATCTACTAATTCTTCCATAACTATGCAAAATTAACTATTTTTATTTATATCTCTCCCTGACTACCCAATTCAACTCCTGTTTGGGCATCAGTGAGTCCACCTTCTTGTGGTATATTTCCAAAATTATTTGAAGATGGTTGTCCATTAGGCATACCCATCATAGGATTCATTGCTAAAGATGGGTCAGGAATAATTCCATCTTTAATTTCTTTTTTAATTTGCTTGTCAATTTCTAAAATTTCACTATCAGTTTGACCAAGTATCTTTGACCTTACATATTGTGATGAAAAATAACGACCAACATATGGTTCCATTGCTGCAACAACACCCAACTTATCGTTCATTAATTCATTTTTCTTCAAATCTGAAAAATGATTATCATAAACATAGTCAAATTGAATGTGGTCACTTAAGGTTTTCCAATCTTCTGGTGTTACAATATTCTTAAGAATTAACTGAGTTTTCAACATATCAATAAAGATTTGAGAAAATCTTTTTCTCAGTCTTCCGACAAATCTTGTGAATTTTAATTCATCTCTAAGAATTTCTGATGAACGTCCAAGATTAAATCCTCCACCGGCATCAAGACGAGTTGGGGGAACACCTAAAGAATCATAAAGTTTTTTCTGGAAATATTCAATATCAGCAAGTTCTCCAAGATTCTGACCACCAGGAAGAGTTGTGATTTCAGTTCCTCTGCCACCTTCTCTTCTTGGAAGCCAAAAATCTTCAAGCATTGCCATATATTTTCGGTCATCTTTAATTTCACCAGTATCTGCATTGTATACTAACTTGTTACGATAACGATTCATCACATCACGAAGATATTGCTCTGCCTTGATTTTTGGTAGATTGCCAACATCAATATAAAAAATTCTTCTTTCTGGAGCACGAGATAGTCTATAAATTACAAGACTATCTTCAATCATTCTTAATTGATTGAGTGATTTGATTGCTTTATGTAAAAATGATAATACAGTCTGCTTGTTACGATCAACCAAACCAGAAGTTATGTAAGTAATAGCATCTTTTGCGATTTTTACACTATTAACATCTGATGACTTATATGTTGCATTTTGAGAAGACCCAACATTTGGATCGTAAATATAGTACTCTTCAAGATCTTGTGTTGAAAAATCAATTTTATTTTTTCCATTTACAAATTGCCTATAATCAACACCAAAAGCATCATTATTCCCTTTTTTTAATTTCCTTACATATTTAATTTTAAGGGCATCAACATATCTAATTTCTTTTATGCCTTCATTTGGTTTTTTTAAATCAATCACTTTATGATAATAAATTCTTCCATCAACATACCAATTTCTAAAGATTTCGTGGCACTTTTTATCAAAGTCCATAATCTCTTTAATATACTTAAATTCTTCTCTGATAATATCTTTTAATTTATCAGATGCTGGAAGATTTGAAAGTTCTATTTCTACAGGAGAATCATTAAGGTCGGAAACTATTGCTTCATTCACAATATCTTCAATTGCACTATCACATTCTGGATGCAAAGACATCTCACGATATCTTCTAATCAAATCTGCTTCAGTCTTATAAACACCTTCAATATCTACATATTGTCCATAAAAACCACTAGAAATATAAAAATCGGATTTATCTTCCTCATTACGAGGAATGGGAGACATAATCCCTTTAGAATTATTGTCTCCCGTATCCTTTATTTTAAATCCAAATAATTTAGCCATAGTAATAATTGAGTCTATATCTATTATTTAGATAGTTCAGAAAATTCCAGTGCTTACTGAAGTGGAGTTAAATTCTTCTTGATTTCCAGATCCAAGAATACTATCTTGAGTTTCTCCGTCAAGGGCATCCCACCACTGAACCTGTAAATCTACAGTAAACTCTTGAATTACATCTGTTGAATCATAAGACAAATCAATTGCACTAATTGAAGTTGGAAATGTCCCATAAAATTCATATGACTTTAAATGCGGAATTTTCGTATTACTACTCATATCTTTTCCAACTATTGCTCTTCCAAGTTGATGTACTTTCATATTTGTTTGATATTCAACTGGACTAATTTGTCCAGAATTATCTTCGTGTTTGTTGATAAAATTCATCCATCTTTCAAATGCATTTCTGATTACAAAATCAGTGTCATTTATTACTGTAATAGTCCAAGGATCAAATGTTCTGTCACCAGCAATTTTTAAATTTCTTCCTCTGAATGGAATATCAATTACACTCAAAGTTGAAGCAGGTAAATTTGCTGCCTTTACAAGAAATCTAGTTTTTTCTTGTAATGCATTTGCGTCAATATTACTAGGAAGGGCAGCACTTGGAAAATTAATTACACATTCAAAAAGATTAGGTCTTGCTCCACCTCCAGTTAGTCTGCTCTTAAAATCATTTAAAGTTCTTACTGATGGGAAAATTGTTTCTTTTGCCATTGATTTTTACCTCTTTTAATTAAACAGTACCGATAACTTCTTCAAAACTAACTCCAGTGCGAGTAGCAACAAAAGTCAGTCCAATGAAGTTAATACTTCTTGCTGGTTTGACATAAATGTCAGCTTTAAACTGATTGGAGTCAATAATGTCTGGAGTATTGTTAGTTTCATCGCAAATTACAACATAATCAGAAACACCTCTTTTTGCTTTTACGTCACGAAGATATGGTTCAACAATATTAACAAAGTTTGATCTAGTAATCAAATCATTGAATTCAAAGAGTTGTGCTCTTGCTGCTCTTTCAATTGCCCTTTCAATGGTTAAGAATAGACGACGAACGTTAATTCTATCAAACGCAGAAGCATAAGATAAAGCAGTTTTATCTCCAAAAAGAATAATTCCAGCACCTTGGGAGAATATAATTGGATTGATTCTTGTTGTGTATAGTCTATCTCTTTGTTCTTGTGATGGATTATATGCAAGTTTAGTTGCATTATTAATTGTTCCTCTGCTTGATCCTGCAGGTGAATACCAAGGGAAAGAATTATTAGAAGTTCTTGCCATCAATCCAGCAATATCAGCATTACAAGGGATGTATCTAAATGTGCCGTTGAATCTATCATAAGTGTATTTGTAACCACTATCAAATACAGCATAAGAAGATGATGACAATGGACCAAAAAATTCAATTATATTATTAGTTTGAGTTTCTGAGTTTGAAATATTAACCACTCCACTTCTATGTGGAGAAATAACTGCAATACAATCTTTACGTAAATCTGCAATTGCAATTAACTCATTTGCCTTTGCTTGTGAATCATAAATTGTTGTTCCACCTGAAGGACCACTAATTAAATAATCAATAGAGTATTCTGCTGGATTTGTAAATTTTCTATAAGCAGTAATTACATTTGATAAACTTGCAGAATAACCACCAACATTATTAGTTACACCGGAATAATCTGCTCCACCAGATAATTCGTAAGTTTTTGCTCCAACACAATTGAATGTATTTCCTTGTGCCTCTAATCCCCAAGTAGTGTCAGTTGCTGCAGAATATCCAGATAAAGTAGAGAATTTAGTTTTAACACCAGTTGATGCAATGCCTGCAAAAATATATTGAGATTGTTCTCTAATGATATCTTTATAATAAATTGCTTGATTTGGAGAAATTTTACCATCAGATGCTTTAGAAACTCTTTGGTATTTTTCTAAAATATTTCCAACTGAACTAGTGACTGCTCCAGTATCATCTACAACAACAATATTGATTTCGTCATTTTTTGCACTTCGTTCTGCTGCATATTGAGATGTTCCTGGTCTTGGTGCAATATTTTTCCAATAAACAGTTGAATTTGTCAATCCAAGAGTTTGTTGATCATACCAATCTGAAGGGGCAGATATAGTTGTGGTTGCATTAAATACACCAATTGTTGTTGTTCCACTGGAAGCTGGAGAATTACTTGCTAAAAGTAAAGTATCTTGTTGCAAACCATTAACATTAGTGGTTCCAAAACCAACAATTGCAGTAAGTGGAACTTGCACTCCATTATCTGCAACTGTTCTTACAACTTGTCCAACTGAATAACCAGCACTTGCAAATGGTGTTGAACCAGTAACACTAGGACCAGGAAGAACAATGGATGAAGCAGTTGCAACTACAGCAGAAATATTAGTAACTGTTGATGAATTGACTCTAACGAGAGTTCCTCCACTATTAATTCCTATGGAATCTGAAGACTTAAATTCGTATGTACCACCTTGTTGATAAGAAACTTCACTATCAACTCCACCAACATTTTTGCTGAGAATTTTTACGTCTATTGAACCAACATTAACTTGTGTGATAATTCCTTTTAAAACTCCAGTTTCCGATGAGGTAGTTCCTATACCAGCAAATCCTCTTGTGTATGATGTACTAACTCCATAACCAACAGCAAGACCAGTAGTAGCAATTGAAATCCTTTGGTCTGCAAGACTATCAACAATACAAACTTTTAATTTGTTTGCCCAAGAACCTGGATTTCTTGATGCCCAATACCAATCAGTGTCCGAAGTATGCTCAGTATCATAATCTTCTAATGATTCAATTTTTAAATTTGCTGATGTTGATGAAACCCCAGCATTTGCTGTTTTTAAATTGTCACCATCACATCTTACAACTCTTAGAATTCCACCATAAGAAAGAAAAGATGATGCACTCAACCAATATTCATATTGAGAATCTGAAGAAATCGGTTTTCCAAAAACATTAAGTAAATCATTTTCAGTTTCAATTAAAATAGGTTGATTGACAGGACCTTTTTGGAAAGGTCCGGCAATAGCACCCACCTGATTTGACCCAGCTGTAATTCCACCAACAGTTAAGTCAACTTCTCTAATTTTGACGCCAGGTGATACTAAATTTAACGCCATTTGTTTCCCCTCGTTAAGAAGTTCATTTTGCCTAGAAGTATTTATAAATTAGATACGTTACAATGGGGAAACCACCCGTGAACATTACCAATCTGGATATTCCCAATTTGGTATATTTCTAATTTTTTTCCTACTTTGTATAATTCTTTTTACTGTACAATTTTTACATTCATATGAATATGCTGACGGTATGTCCCCCCTTCCTTTGCGAGTTAAATAAAAACCATCAATTAAATCTTTTATTTCTTTACATACTCTGCATTTTCTCTCTGTTAAAAATAAGTGCTCTAATTCAAATTGGTCACTTATATTCATTTATCTGTATTCCCACATATATGATCTAT